GCGACGAGAAGTTGGTCGATGGTGGCACGATGGTGAAGATCAAGTCTTCGGGCTTCTTGCCTTCTGGCACTCTGAGCGGTGTTGCAGTTGGTTTCGGTCCCTCCAACACCTTGTTCGCCATCTCTTGCGTCACACCGCTGTCGGGATCGAAGAAGATGTTGCGTCGTGCCCAATACAACGCGCGCCGATGTTCGTCGTTGATCTCGTTGATTTGGTCTTGCTGATCCAAGTAGTAGCTGACTTCGCCTTTGGCATACGTCGAGAGCGGATTGTCGTGGAACCACAACGGCGTGAGCGGAAAGAAGTTCTGTAGCTGATACGGATCATCCCACACCCAGATCGGCCACTTCCAATCGTTGTCTGCATACATCTCCAACCGACGAGTGACTTTGTCCCATGCATACCACACGCGCGTGCGCTTGGCACGATCGAACGATGACTGATCGGTGAAGCCATACGACTTATAGGGTGCATCCTTGTTGAACAACGAGAAGTTGTTGGTGCCCATGTCCGTCTCATCAGTGCCCGATGTCGAGCTGCCTGACAACACGTGTGTCGGCTCGAACACCGACATGATGGTGTCGGGGTTGTCTGGACTTGGTTGACCATACACTGCATTGATGTAGTCGGTCGGCAGCATGTCCTCGACCAACATCCAGTTGGCATCACATCCATATGGATCATCGCTATCGGGATCGACAATCACCTGTGATGGCAGACGGATACGAACGAACGGACCGCTCGGCTGCAAGAACTCGATCTTTTCCTCGAGCGCATAGATTTCCTGTTCGATGCGCTTGATGTCCTTGTCTTCCTTCGCCTCTTGCAAATCCTTAGAGAGCTGAACGAGGTTCGAGTAGGCTTGCTCGCTTGACTGCTCCTTCTGTGTGTAGCCAACTTCGAACCACGCGCGGTTCATCAACAACGCGATGAGAACGTTGCGCTTCGCCTTCGGCTTGAGGTTGACGCCGGGTGCACCTCGCATACCGAACAACGCATTGATGAGTTTCTCACCTGCGCGTGCGAACGCCTCGCCATCTGGCCGATACTGTGGATCGTTGCTGTCACCCGGCTCCGATGTTATCGACACGATTGGGTTTTTGGCATACAGCTCGGGGACTTGCGACGACACATTGGCGAAGACGATGTTCTCGGTCGATGTGTTGCGCTCGTTCAATCGACGAGCGAGATAGCGATTGCCTGAGTAGCCATCAGATGTTGGTCCGTCGCGATGCTCAGCTTGATCGTGGTTGTAGTAGCGAACTGCTTCGTCCCACGCGTCACACATGTCACTAAGTGCGCGCTGCCCAGTGTCACGACGGGACTTCCACACGTTGCCGCGCTTTGACGACACGGGGATACGCGACTCGGGCATGACGCGATAGACGGGCGCGACGATTTCTTCACTGTCGGGCGGCACACCAGCTTCATCGAACGCACGCTGTAGACCATCGACTGTATCCTGTCCGTCGAGGTTGAGCGAGTTGGGATCAGTCGGATCGTAGCTGCCGCTCATTTGTGCCTCGGCTTGATTGGTTGACGCTCTGCGCGTTCAATCTCGTGCCAACTCATCCATGGTGGCGGTTGATCCGACTTGCCAACATACTTCGCCAGCTTTGGCCGCTGCGACATCGCATACTTCCACATGTCCATCGCGTGATCGTTGCGATCGATGGGCTTGTCGCTGATGTTGTCGCTCGTGTCCCGCCTGAAGTAGTATTCGGTGATCTCGTCGATGAACCACTCGCAGTTGTCGGCGACATAGAAGTGCGGCGAGTTTGTTAGCATGCTGACAGGATGCTCGTGCGACGGATCGAGCGTCAGGTATTGCCAGTTCTTGGCGATCCCTGCATTGATGTCGTTGTTACCTCGCTGCATGTCGATGCCTTCGTCGGCAAATAGCGCTGCAACACTCTGTCCCACAGTCTGTGTGCTGCCGGGTTTGCGTCTGAATATGTCAGGGTCGGCGTAGACTGGAGCGAGTGTGTCTCGGTCTGCTCCATACGCCTCACGAATGCGACGGATACGCGCGGCTGATGCGCTGATCGTTTGCTCTGCGACACGGAAGCCATCGAGCAGGAATACATTGTTATCGTCATCTGCGAAGAACAGTCCATAACACGAATGGCGCATCAGTCCGTGGTCATAACCCTCTATCCAAGTCGGGCGATAGCCGCTATACTTGAGCTGTTTCAAGTATTCGAGTGCATCGTCATGCTTGATGACATGGGACGCTTCGTCAAAGGTTGGATATATCAGCCCGGACAACGCACCCCAGTGCCCATAGACAAAGCGATCACGCATGCTACCCGTGTAGGTGGCCAACATCGTCTTGATGTAATCTTCGCCGACGTTATCCACATTCTCGTATGTGCTGCCCTCGAACAGCTCGACGACCGGTGTCGGCTTGCCGTCACAGAGGACAGGCTTGCCGAGCGAGTCCACCTCACAAATGAGCTTCGGATTGATGACGCCGCGCTTAAAGTCATGCAGTGGCTTGATGATTTCTCGATAGCACCAGTTGCGTGTTGGATTGAGGGTGGCGATGAACCAACGTGGTCCGACTTTCGGCATCGACGCGTCACTACCGTCATATGTGGTGCCACCTCGCAACCGTCCGACCAAGTCCATAAAGTCCTTGTGGTCGAACTCGGGGTCTTCGAGCTGGTCTACAACAATCCAGTCATACGTCGCCGAAAGCAAGTTCGACTGTGCCTCTTCTTGCTCTCTGCGACGCTGAGCTACATACCGAAAATTGATCGTCGTGCCGTTCGTAAGGATGATTGTGTTGTCGTCTTTCGTGTAAAGGCGCTTGATCCAGTGACGCGGGCACCACTGCATGAACTCACGACGTATCGTGTCGTTCAGCTTCGGGTATGTGCTGCGGGCAATTAGCCCATTGCAACCGGGATATTCGATGGCGATCTTCAGCGCCTTGATGCATGCGGCGGCAGTCTTGCCGTTGCCATAGCCACCACCACATACCTGTATCTTGGCGCGCGATCGATGGAACATGTCATGCATGCCGCCTTCGACCACTCGATAGCGTGCTTGTGCCATCAGGGTAACGGCCATCCATACTTGCACACTGCGGCGAGTTGGTTCTCTGTCAACTCCTTGTTCCAATACCACACACGTTGAATGATCATTGAAGTTGGCGCTGGTGGAGCAGCAGGCTGTGCACCAAATCCGAAAGTGTCCAGCGCAGGGGGCCGAGCGTATACATCCGATGCAGACGCGATACCAGAGAACTGATTCCCTGCTCCATCCTTGCACAGAATGCGTCTTGTCGGACTAGCGGAGAAGCCGACACGATATGTCGTGTTGTAAGCGTGTGGTGGATCAAGGTTCAATGCAGGCCCGATATACCCGCCACCTCCTGTGGCTAGTGCCGATGTAGTAGAGAAGCGCACGCCAGGAGGAATTGTCACATTGCTGAACGAGAACGAGGTGTCCTTCTCTTGGTTGTTAGCCGCAGTGGATTGTGTGAACACAGCGAACGAAAGCCCTTCCCAATAGTTCCATATCATTGACTCAACAACACATGCATGTGCGTTGGGGTTCAGGAATAGACAACTTGGGTAGTAGAGAGCTTCACTGCTGCGCGTGACAGCAGCGTTCGTCGTGCGAATGAATGTGCCAGGCTGCGCAACAGGACCAGGAAGTGCTGTGACTGTTGCCGGTTCAAGTTGCCAGCGATTGACAGTGCCACTCGGTGTGAGCGTGATCGTTCCCGTGCCGACAGTTGCGAAGATTGCTGGGCTGGCCTCGGTCACTACGATCGGGAATGCCGCACACGTCGCTGTGCCATTCGTGAGCGTTACACTGCCACTACCCTTCATATACATTTGGTAGTTGCGCGCAGTCAGAGAGAACGAACTAACAGCTACGGCGCCTGGAGTAAACGAGTTGGGTGCGTAATTGGTCTTCGATGGCTCGATGACCAAGCCTTCAGCACGGAACCGCGGCGTGTTGATGGTTGGGAAGTCTGTGACAGTGCGTGACACATCATCGTAATACGATGCATCCGTCGAACCAGCAGTGCCACCACGACTGAATGTCCATCCCGCCGGCAATACACTAGCACCACGCAAGTCCATCGTGTATGTCGGCGCCGGTGGATCAATGGGCCAACCTTTGCCACCGTAGCGACACACCATCACTTGACCGGGATAGCCTGCGCCTGCAATGAGCATCGACTTACTGCACCAACTCGGCGATGTTGAGCAAGCCACCAGTCGTGTCCTGTATGACAGCGAGCTGTTCACCGGGCACAACCCAGAAATACTCAGGCGCGTTTGGTGGCAGATAGAAGCTCAGTCTGTTGCTGATCGATGCGACGGGCGGCGACGATGTTGGGCCGAATGCAATCCAACAACCCGACGTGGACACGAGCCGCACGTGTGTCGTGTGGTTCCACTGCATCGGATTGACGTTGGTGCCGTCGTCGCTGCGTATCGGCTGATCGGGATTGAACTGGAACGCAGCACTTAGTGCGCTCACAGCACCGATGGTGATGTTCTGCGTCACGCCCGGTCGGCACGCTTGCACTTCCATGCCGTGACGATCACTGCGAATGGTCACTGATCTGTGTCCCCCATGTCGATTGTTGGCATCTGATCGTCGCGGTTCTTCTTCACCACCTCGATCACCAAACCACCTTCCATCCGATGTCGGTGTTCAACAATGTCAACAGGCCGATGCCCGCCTCGATCGAGAAAGTCCTTCGCAGCAGCAGTTCGTTCGCCTCGTGTTCCATTGTGCAGCGTATCCACCAACACATGGACGGCAGTGCGAGCGTGCTGTCGAAACACATCACGGACGTTGTCGGCCTCGGCGTCGAGAACTGAGCGGACAATCGCGGTGTGAACAACATCGTATGTCTCTGACTCGCGAATGCGTGTGAGCTGCGCGTCTGTGATCGACAGGGCTTGACAAATCTCGTAGTCGTCCAACCCGAACAGCGTGTAGCCGACGATGATGACAGCAGCGTTCGAGTTGCGCTGCGTGTCGGGGATGTCCTTGAGATGACGACGCGTGTGGACTTCGAACGAGCGTGCATCCGTCGCAGGTGGCGGCATTGACACTTGTTGGTGTGCTAACACATCTGGTGCTGCATCAACCACACGTGCATCGGGCGGATTGTGAACAAATCCAGTCGCAGGATTGACAACACGCCCACCTTGATACACGACGCGACCATCAGCGAGCCGCAACATCGGTGTTTGATCGCTCATCGACCACGTCCTAGCAAGCGTTCGATCATTGCTTGTCGAAGTGTCAGCTCGGGGCGCACATCGGCGCGTGTCGGTTCGCGACGCGGTGCTCGTGGAGCTGCACCACGCTGTCCACTCGGCACCGCTTCAACTGCTGGCGGTTGCGTGCCAATCGTGATGTTGCGTGGCATCGGACCACTCGGCACGACAACGGCCCGTGACGGGAAGCCACTTTCAACCAACTGCTGCAACTCATCTAGCAACTGCGGCGGAACGGTTGCAGATGTTGGAGTTGGGATCGGCGCATTCGTCGGCGCTGGCACAGATACAGGAGGTGGAACAGAAGTCGGCGGGGGCGGACGTGGTATAACAACTGTCGGCTGAATGGGAGCAGTTGCTTCAGGAATGTTGTAAGGATTGTTCTCACCACCTGTTACTTCACCACGGATCGGCGTCGGCGGCTGCTGCAACTTGAACGATGTGCCAACACGTGCACCTTGGAACGGCTGAGTTGGCTGTGGAACTTCAACAGCGGGCTGCACCGCATTCGCCGACACTGGCGTTGGTTGAATTGGTGGCGTGAGGTCAGGCGGCAGCGTTCGTGCCATGACACGTTCGGCAGTTGTGGGACTGATGAGTGCTGACATCGGCACAGTTTCTGATGTCGGTGTCGGTGCCGGCCCCACACGAAACGGTGGCGTTGCGCTGGATGTAGTCGGTGACTCCGCTTCTGCCGTTGGCGCGTTGCGTGGGCCGGGTGCAGCACGAGTAGCACCGCCACCACCTTCATTGAATTGATCGATCTGCCGTTGCAACTGCATTCGCTTGAGTTGCTCACGCAATTGACTCGACGTTGCCGGAGTTGGCTCGAGCGTTGCTATCGGCGTTGGTTCAGGACGCACAACTTGTGGAACAATTGGTTGCGTCGTTGGTCCCCACGGACCAACTTGTGGACCGGGTGGCTTCTCAAGAAATCGCAATGTCGGCCCACGAGGACCACCACCAGAGAAACCGAGACCCATTGCAATCGCGTTGCGTGCATGATCCGCAGCAGTCATCTGATCGAACGACTTCGGTGGCGGCGCGTTGACATCACCTTGTATCATGTCGAGTATCGCACCAACGATTGGCGACCGCGCGAGCGAGTAGCCAGCATCAGCAGCTTGCTGCGAATAGGTGCGAGGCACTTCAACTGGTGTATTCACACGCGGCGTTGGCGTGTGTTGGAACTCGCTTATCGACTGCGGACCTGTGCTCGGTGGACCAGTGTATGCGCTCGGTCGAGGATTTGGTGTTGGTGGTTCGTTGTCTTCCTCACTCGGTTGTTCGTTTGTTGTCTCTGTTTCATCATTG